ATATAGTATATAGTATATTACTAGATTGTTTTTATATTATAATGACTGAAAGTAATCTAACTTCGGTGTCGCCTACTCAAATTATAAATGAATTTTTATCAGGATTGACAATTGCATTACTGCTAATTCCAGAATCTATTGCATTTGCATTAATAATGGGTCTTTCTCCGAATGTAGGTATTCATAATACAATGGTATTCTCGTTGATAACATCAATATTTGGTGGAATGCCTACCATGATTTCAGGTTCCACTGCCGCTGTAGCTACTTCTATTGTGGGGGTAAAATCTCTTTTAGGATCCGAATATATTATTCCAACGGTTATTGTTGGCGGTTTTATCCAAATATTAGCTGCTTTAACAGGATTATACAAATATATAACCTATGTTCCAAAGCATATTATGTCTGGTTTTCTTGTAGCACTTGCCGGATTAATTGCTGTAAACCAATTAGAAGACTTTAAGGATAAGAATGGAAAATGGATAACTGGAATTAAATTGGCAAATACAACATTATTTACAATTATATCAACATTTATTGCGTTTTATGGAACAATACAATTATTTAAACCGTCATCTAGTTCAGGTAAAGATAATAAAAATGAAAAAATATACATACCTGGTGGTTTGATTTCAATGTTTGTTATAACTGCATTTATTTATATATTTTCATCGTATTATGATATCGATCGTGTTAAGGATATGGGTGAAATAAAATCTGAATTACCAACACTATCCTTACCTGATTTAACAAATATAAAGTTTGATGTAACAAATCTTCTTAAAATGTTACCATTCTCATTTGCGATGGCGTTTGCTGGTTTAATGGAATCATTGATTATGGTAAGAGATGCAGAAGAAGCATTACACATCAAGGGTGATTCTTTTCGTGAAAGTATTGTTCAAGGTATTGCGAATGTTGCTACTGGATTAACTGGCGGTTTCGGTGGTTGTGTTTTGGTGGGTCAAAGTAAATTAAATCTGTTTAATGGGTCTAAGACACAATTTTCATCGATTATAACAAGTATTTTATTTATACTTATATCCATATTTTCAGTTAGAAGCATAAATGAGATACCGATTGCGGCAGTTGTTGGCGTTATGTTACTCGTTGTTTATAAAACAGGTGATTGGGACAGTATATTTAAACCACAAGCATTTGATAAAAGATGGATGGTTACAATTATAACTACAATCGTTGGTTTCGTTTCTGGCAGTCTATCACTCGGAATTATTATTGGATTGCTAATTGACCGTATTATTATGTAAAATTGAAAATAAATGTATGCTATATCATTCAATATAGTATACATTGCGTTAGCGTTATTCATTCTATTATGGCAACGATTTCTACTTCTGAAATTAATATGGAACTTGAGAGAGAACCGACACCTAGACCGTCAGTTGGCATACTCGATTGGCCTAAAACAATTCAGGAAGTCGATAGATTGGATTTAACATTCTTGGAATCTGATTGGATCGAATCAATGATTCGCGATGGAATGAGAGCGATTGTTCGTGCAACAGAGTCATCAGAATTAAAATGTAAAGAAATTGATGCATGGGCATATCTTTCAAAATATACACCAGACGAAGGAAGAGGGTTTATGTTTAGTAATGATCCGGTTGTTTCGATAATTGGAAGACATATGGAAATTGGTCATTCTGGTAGCACATACGGAGGAACAATGCGTGAAATTGAGGTTATTGCAAAGAACGGATTTACAAAATACAAGGAATATCGTAGTAAAAAATAAGTAGCGTTTTAGTTATTGCTTCTAGTGTGTTTTCTATTCTGTTTTCTATTGTGTTTTTTAGTCTTGTTTTTATTTCGATTTGATTTTTTAAGATAACGATTCTTTTTCGATTTAGAACTACCACCATCATATGTTTATTTGCTTCAATATCATCGTATACTAATTCTGTTCCAAAATTAGGTTGTTGAACAAGAGTATGAACATCCGGATGAAATAAAGTGCTATCTGGATGTGTTAATATGGTTCTTTTTGTAATAGGGTCTACTAAATGATAACGAAGGTTATTTTGTGATCTAGTTGATCTTATCAGACTGAAAATTAGAATTTGCACTTATGTTAGGAATATCACCCAAAATGCTATTAACATCATTTTCCATATTATATATTTTAACTTATCGAATTAAATATACATTATACTTATAGAATTAAATAATTATTGGATATTAAAATTCAAGAGATATTATTTATACTAAATCGCAATAACATGGTAACTCATCAACATTAATTAAAATGTGTGTGTTTTTTCCATTCTTAGTGAATTTTGCGGATAGATTTGAATGTTTTTTATATTTTTTATGAGTTATTTTATATTGATAAAACAATGGGTCATTAATCTGCGTAGATGGAATATGATTATGAACCGAACGAGCAATCATTTTATATAACTTAAAGTCGGGATATCGTTCTTCTCCACTAGATTTATATAATACATTTCGACCTTTATCATCCATTGTCCAACTTACAATTAGTTTAACAACGGGGTCATCTTTGCATATTTTTTCTACCTTACGAATATCGTGAATGAAGTAATCAAATAATGCGCATGCAAATCGGCACAAATCAAAACTATAATTTGGCATAATAACTGGTTTATCTGGATTGAAATAAGGTTCAAAATTGTATTGTGTTGCAGCATCACCTTTCTGATGAAAACTATCACTGCACATCAATTGCCCGCGAAATGTATATATCGCCCGACCAAAATCAATAATTTTGAAAATACGACCATAAGTTGGAACTTTGTAATACTGGCCATTGTACAAATAGTAAATATATTCTTCAGTCGTCTCAATAAACATAACATTGTTTGTATGAAGATCATTATGTGTAAATGCAAACATTTGTTGATATATTAAAAGAGTCATAATTACTTGAAACAAAATAGATACCCATTCATCACTTGTAAGTTCGTCATTCATCATAATATTATCAAGTGTAGAAACACACTTTTCTAATAAAATAGCCTGAACAGGAAAATCTTTTATTTTTGCAATTACCTTCTCGTCATCGCTATTATAGCTTTCATCATCACTATTATAGCTTTCGTCCTCATCATTATCATCACCGTCACTTTCACTACTTCTCTCTTCATTGTCATGATTACTATTGTCTGTATCATTTTCATTATCACAACTAGTATTATCATTACTTTCAAGATTGTTATTTACTCTATTATTTACATTGTTACCACAAAACTTGTATAAATCATCACATGATATGTTTTCATCGTTATTTTCTTCAATATCATTGTCTCGTTTACTTAAATCTGTTGTATTGGACGATCGTGATAAAGATGATTCACTGTCACTATCATTATACTCGACATTACTGTCACAACTTCTACTATCATCGCTACCTTTAATATCATTACTGTCACTTCGGTTTCTTAACTTCTTTGGTTTTAAGTTTGTAATAATATTTGTTTCATCTCTTAATGAATCTTCAATATCTATTGACACTTCAACCGAAGATAAATCAATATTGTATACTGATGAATCGGAATTAGATGTTTCATTCACATTAACGCTGAGATTCTGTATTTCGTCAAGTGAATTAACTTCTAAATCTACATGTAATTCTGTCCTATTTATATCATTCTTATAATCTGTATAACTGAAAGTTGGTCTAAGCTTTTTTCGAATATTCATCAAATGTCTAGTTGATTTTTGTTTAGAATCTTCATTCACATCACAGTTATCAAAATCATCATCTGCATCAAGAGGAATATCTAGTGTAAATAATTTATCTTCTTTATTGTGAAAAAAATCACATTCAAGCAAATAATCAATATCATCATATATATTTGTTGAAAATTCTCGTTGTTTACATAAATAACTACCATAATAATCAATTCCATGTACAACACCATGAGTATGTAATGCCTTGCTGGTTAAATACGAGAAAAATCCATCGATATAAGATGCATTATTTTTATCTAACATTTTTGTTTCGCATGTATCTTCAGAAGAAGTAAAACTAGGTAATGCACTTATTCGTTTATCATGTATATCGTATTTACCAGATAAGTATCGGATAGGATCAAGTAATGGTGAATATTTTACAAAAATTGGTGCATTTTTAGAATTTCCTTCATCATCAACAATCATTGTCTCTAAATAATTAGGAGTGAAAGTATGCGTTTGCTCGCTATTCGACTTTACAATATTATTATCACTATCCGTAGCATGTTCAATAATATTTTGAACATAATATTTTTGATTTAGCTGGATTTGATTATAATTTGTTTCATTTAAATCGAAAAATTTGGAATAAATTGGAATATAATTTTGAATATCAAATAACAATGCAGAATCTACTCTTTGAGGAGTTTCTTTATGTTTACGATAATGAAATACTATACTTTTTGATTTAGTTTCCGTCGTTGATTGTTTTGCTGACATATAATGTAATAATTATTAAACAGTATTATTTCCTAAATTGCAGGAAATATAGATAGATACGAATGATAATATGAATGATAACTAGAATATTTATATATGAATTAAACGGATCTTCTGATTGAACTACAACAAAACATTTGGCTTGATAATTGCGGAATTTTCGTAAAATGCAGTAATATATTGTATTTATTATTACTATAATACAAAACTAGGTTTACTATAGGTTTAGGTAGGATTAAGTTTAAATAATAGTTGGTTTCTTCTACATAATTATCAAATGAATCTCGAACTTGCGAAATTTGATATGAAAGCAATTAGTTTTCGTCCAGATGAAAATAAAGGACCAGTTATCGTATTAATCGGGCGTCGTGATACAGGTAAAAGTTTTTTAGTGCAAGATTTAATGTTTCATCACCAAGATATTCCAATTGGAACAGTTATCTCTGGCACAGAAGCAGGTAACGGTTTTTTTGCAGCACATGTTCCAAAATTATTCATACATGATGCGTATAATACTGCAATTATTGAAAATATTCTCAAGCGTCAAAAAGCCGTTTTAAAGCAGGTTAAAAAGGAACAGGAAGCGTATAAAAAATCGTCGATTGACCCACGAACATTTGTTGTTTTAGACGATTGTTTATACGATAATAAATGGACAAAAGATATCATGATGCGATTATTATTTATGAATGGTAGGCACTGGAAAATTATGTTGGTTATTACAATGCAGTATCCTCTAGGTATACCTCCTAACCTGAGAACCAATATTGACTATGTTTTTATTTTGCGTGAGCCTTATATTGCAAATAGAAAGCGTATTTATGACAATTATGCGGGTATGTTTCCAACCTTTGAGAGTTTTTGTCAAGTTATGGACCAATGCACTGAGAATTATGAGTGTTTAGTTATTAATAATAATGCAAAATCAAATAAACTGCAGGATCAAATATTCTGGTATAAAGCCCAACAACATGGACCTTTCAGACTTGGAAGTAAGGAGTTTTGGGAAATATCGAAGAATCTAGGT